AGACCGGCGCACTAGCCGAATGGGATGACGACGTTCTTAATACAGCTCTTGAGGAATTAACCTCTGAGGGCTGGGATATCGCTGAGTTGGGTTTCGATAAAGCAGAAGAACTAATAGTTCCCGACTTTCAGCCCATAGACGAAGTTCCTCGTCTAGACCAAAAGAACCCTAGTAGATGCCCTGAATGTGCCTTTGAATGGCACGTTGGATCTAAGGGCGAAATTATCCCTGTATGACACTTAAAGTAGCACCAATAGAACATAAGGCTGCAGAGTTTGCAGTAAAGAATTGGCACTACTCACAAACAATGCCAATAGGCAAACTTATTCTGTTTGGTGTATGGGAAAACGATAAATACATTGGCGCTGTCATGTACGGCAGAGGAGCATCACCTCAACTTGGTTCAGCATTTGGTTTGACTCAAACTGAGTGTTGCGAACTTGTCAGAGTTGCTTTAACTACTCATGAAGCACCAGTCACACAAATTGTTTCTTTGACAATAAAAGAGCTTAAAAAAACAAATCCTGGTCTTAGACTTATTATCTCTTTTGCGGATCCTGAACAAAGTCACCACGGTGGCATTTATCAAGCAGGCAATTGGATTTACAATGGGCGTTCTCCCTCGTCAGACGAAGTATTGTTTGAAGGTAAGTGGACTCATTCAAGAATGTTGCGCCCTACTGGGTGGGGTACTACTCCAAAGATAGCAAGATTATCTAAAGAACAACAAAGCAAATTACCTAAAAGACGCAGAGAAGGCAAACACCGTTATCTGTATCCGTTAGATAAACAAACAAGGCGCAAAGTTGAAAAACTAAGTCAGCCTTACCCTTCTGCGATTGAAGTCTCAAGGTGAGACGCTTGGCTTCCAGCCGAGAAGGGCAGGTTCAATCCCTGTCAATCGCTCTAAACACTCCGTCAAAACGCTAGGCCGTCAAAACAATGCCACAATTCATACGCACAGAAGAGCAAGCCATAACCGACACAGAGGCTCTTAAATTGCGTTCTAGAGGCGCTACGTTTCAACAGATAGCAGACAGGATGGGTTGTTCTAAGGGTGCGGCATACCAACGAGTAAGCCGAGCCTTAGCTGCAATCCCACAAGAGGCAGTCGAAGAGTATCGCAAATTAGAGTGCGAGCGACTAGACAACCTTTTAACTATTGCAATGCACCANGCAATGACNAANAACAGTATGCCAGCTATTGACCGTTGCGTACTCCTCATGGAACGTAAGTCTAAACTAATGGGCTATGATGCTCCGGTTAGACAACAAGTGGAAACGATAACCTATGACGGATCTACTATTGAAGCACGAGTTGGAGAAATCAGACTCGCTTTTGAACAACTTAGCCTCCAGCCGATACTTGTGGACGGATCAATTAGCGAGGCCTGAGCAGATACCGACTCAAGAAGACTGGAGCGTTTGGCTCTATCTTGCAGGTCGAGGCGCAGGAAAAACTAGAACCGCAGCTGAGTGGATGGCGTGGGAAGCAATCAAGACTCCCAAGACACGATGGGCTGTAGTCGCTGCAACATTCTCAGACGTTAGAGATACCTGTGCCGAGGGTGAATCTGGCCTGGTATCAATCCTTAGGCGTTACGGCGCATTAGAGAACTACAACCGCTCTATGGGTGAGATACGTCTTACCAATGGCTCTCGAATCAAACTATTCTCTGCTGATGAGCCAGACCGTTTACGTGGGCCACAGTTTCACGGCGCGTGGTGCGACGAGCTAGCCGCATGGCGATACGAAGACACATGGGATCAGTTGCAGTTCGGGCTTCGCTTAGGTGAACACCCACGAACCCTGATTACCACTACACCAAGACCAGTGCCAATCATTAAACGGCTACTGGCACAAGACGATGGTTCTGTAAAGGTAGTCCGAGGCTCAACCTTCGACAATGCCAAGAACTTGGCGCCTTCTGCCCTTGCTCAACTAAGAGCGAGATACGAAGGCACACGATTAGGCAGACAAGAGCTTTTCGCGGAAGTGCTCACGGACACCCCCGGTGCGTTATGGACTTTAGAAATGCTTGAAAGTTCAAGATTACAGAAAGCACCTGAACTTGTGCGTATTGTGGTCGCTATTGACCCTGCGACAACTTCTGGTGAGAACGCTGACGAAACAGGAATAGTTGTTGTTGCTAAGGGAACTGACGGTAGAGGCTATGTCCTTGCAGACCGTAGTTGTCGTGACACACCTTCTGGCTGGGCTCACAGGGCGATAGCCGCATTTCANGAGTTCAACGCTGACCGCGTGGTTGCTGAAAAGAACCAGGGCGGTGACATGGTTGAGCTAACAATCCGATCCGTTGAGCCGACAATCCCATTCAAGGGCATTGTGGCTAAGGTCGGCAAACGCCTTCGTGCTGAACCGATAGCTGCGCTCTATGAGCAAGGCCGCGTATCTCACATTGGCGCTTTTGATTTACTTGAAGACCAAATGACCGGCTGGGTTCCTGACTCCGGTTATTCACCAGACCGACTCGATGCCTTAGTGCATGGGTTGGCTGAACTTGGACTTGCTACCGGCGCATCAGCCGACAGGTTCTTTGCACAACTCGCACCGTCTTGTACGGCTTGCGGTATTCCAAATGACGTAGAAGCATTTAACTGTAAAGGTTGCGGAGTTCTATTAAGAGAACCAGTAGCGCAGTTATACACTTCCGGCATCAACCCATCTCACCGAGGACAATAAATGGCTCTATTCCAGCGAAAGAACAAGACTACGCTTGCTGCGGAAATTGTTGCTGAAATGCAAAAGGCAGGGATGGCTAATTCCCCACTGGGAAATGCTGGCGGATACAACTCTGCCTACGCTGCTAACGAAATGTCAACCGCAGGTCAGGGAATCGTAACGACCATTGGACAGGCAATTCCAATGCCTCGACCTGGATTTGTTGAAGGTGGCGGTGGTTTCGGAGCCATGCTCGGCCCAGCTTCACCACTTCTCCCAGCACCGATTGACGTTGTCCTTGACGACTCAGGTCGCGCTCTACCTCGTAAATACGAATACCAGACTGCAATAAACCTTAACCTCACACAGACCGAGGTTCCGTTTCAGGTTCTTAACTCACTTGCTGAGCAGTGTGACATTATTCACCGCGCCATTGAGATCCGCGTAGGTGACATCATTAAGCAAGAAGGCGCTTGGACTCTCTCGGATCAAGCCATTGCCGACATTATGCAGGAAGAGAACTGCTCACACGCAAAGGCAGCTCTTATTGGTCGTGAAACGTACGGCGCTGAGATTAACCGCCTTCGTGACTTCTGGGAGAACCCATACGTTGCTTCTGACCGCACGTTCTCTGAATGGCTAACTGAATCACTATGGCAGGTCTTTACCTACGACCAGTGGTGTGTCTACCCTCGCTACAACTTCAAGGGCAACGTGCTGGGCTTTGACGTTATTGACGCACCGACAATTAAGATTCTTCTTGACAACCGAGGCGACATCCCTCACCCACCACAGCCTGCTTACCAGCAAGTCTTATGGGGCTTCCCTCGCGGAGAATTCATTGCTTCACCAGACGCCGACGGCGAGTTCTACGCTGGCTCAGGTCGAGACAAAGAGTTCCTTACAGACCAACTCTCAGTCTTCGTTAAGAACCGTCGCACATGGTCGCCATACGGTTACTCACCAGTAGAAGAGGCAATCCCAGCCGCTTCGCTGTACTTGAACCGCCAAGTATGGATGAACTCTGAATACCAGAACGGCTCAATGCCAATGACGTTTATGAAGACTAACTCTCAGGAGTTGGACATTCACAAGCTGGCAGAGTTTGAGCGTATTCTCAATGGTCGTCTAACAGGCAACACAGCAGAGCGTCACCGCATCAAGGTATTGCCAGACGGGTTTGATCCTGTTGCAATGCCAGAGATGGCTGACCGCTTTAAGTCAGACTACGACGAATACATCATTAAGCGCGTTGCATCTATCTTCGGTGTATCCCCAGCAGCTCTCGGAGTCGTGGCTCGTGCCGGACTCGGTGGTGGCAAGGGCGCACAAGAAGGCGAAGCAGAGAACGTAGAGTCAGTCTCTACTAAGCCAATGGAAGATTACGTTGTCTCAGTAATCAACTCTCTTTCACGTCGCTACCTCGGTGCAGACAAGAACGTGACCTTTGTTCTTAATGACCGCAAGGGCGCTCGCGAAGAAATGGATCGCTCTAAGGCACTACAGACCGCTCTATTCTCAGGTCAGAAGACACTCAACGACGTGCAGGGAGAGTTGGGTCAAAACCTTTACGACATGCCAGAAGCCGATGAACCATTCATTGTCGCTGGTAACGCAATCCAGTTCCTCAAGGGAATGTTGACAATTGACACA